CTTACAGCGAAGTTGGATTTGGAACGGCGGCTCCATACGGCGATGAAGGTACTAAATACCCAATATTTACCAACGATACAAGCAGAAAGAAATACAAGGTTGGTTCAAGCAGCGCGACCTACTGGTGGTTGCGTTCGCCTTATGCTACCGGCGCCAACTTTTTCTGGGCTGTGAACAGCTACGGTTCGAACAACTCCACCTATACCGCCAACTACACTAACGCCGTGTGTTTCGCTTTCTGTGTTTAATCTCAAATCAAATAAAATCGTGTGCCTTTTTGGCACACATTAAAAGGAAAAACTATGTCTGTAATTAAAAGTAAAAGAAGTGTTTCGGGTGTTCAATTTTTGGATACTGCAAGGGAATTGCAAATGTTTACAATGCGTACATGTGTTAAATTCCCCAAAAGATATACATTTTTTATCACAAACAGCATAGTACAGTGTGCAGTAAATATACACGGATTTGTTAAGAAGGGAAATTCAATTTTCCCTTCCAATGCACGCGATGTTCAATTAAGGCACGAACAGTTTGTGATGGCAAACGCAGAATTGCAAAATTTAATATCACAAATTGGTATTGCTTACGACACTTTTCCTATCGCTGACAAAACTATAAAACAATGGATGGAGTTAATCGAAAAAGAAATTTCGCTAATCAAAAATGTAATAAAAAAGGATAAAGAAAGGTTTAAACAATTTTAATTTTTATAGGTTACGCTTTGTAAATTTTAGGTGCGCGACCAACTGGTGGTTGCGTTCGCCTAATGCTACCAGCACCAACAATTTCTGGAATGTGAACAGCAACGGTTCGAACAACAACAATAACGCCAACAACACTTACGCCGTGTGTTTCGATTTTTTGTACCTGGCCAGACAAAGTAGCGTTTTAAAAACATAATTTTATGTTACAGTGAAATCAGTGCCAACAAGAAAGGAAAGTGTAACCTTTCTATTTTAATAGATAAATATATGCTTTGATGCAATTAACAGGACGCTGCTTGCATTGCTAGGAACCGCGCCACCCTAGTTTAATTGTTTAAGCTATGTAACCTACCGGCGCTTTTAGGTTATACAAAGCATTAAAGGATTATTATGACAAGTGAACAAAGACGACTTGCCAGATATAAAAGAAGGCAAGAAAAACGCCAAAGAAATAAAAACAAGATAGCTATAAACTGCGATAATTTTGACAAAGTTTTCCCCATTTGCAAAATATATGCAGCTTATAAAAAATGTATTTTAGGCGTTTGTTGGAAATCAAGTGTGCAAACATATAAAGCCAATGCTATATACAATGTTTATTTAACTTATAAAGAGTTACACAATGGAACATTTAAAAGTGATGGCTTTTTTGAATTTCCGTTATATGAACGCGGCAAAATTAGAATAATCAAAAGTGTAACAATACACGAAAGGGTTGTGCAACGATGTTTATGCGACAACGCTTTAACGCCAATGTTGTCTAGGCAGCTTATTTACGACAATGGTGCGTCTAGTAAAGGAAAAGGTTATACATTCGCCGTTAATCGTTTGCTAACACATTTACGCCGCCACCATAAAAAGTATGGCGATAATGGATATATTTTGCTGTTTGATTTTTCAAAATTTTTTGACAATCTCGAGCATGCACTGCTTAAAGACATTTTAAGCAAGACATTTACAGATGAAAGAATACTAAAACTAGCATTTCATTTTATCGATATGTTTGGCGATAAAGGCATTGGTTTAGGCAGTCAAATTTCACAAAATTTAGCTTTAATTTCGGCTAATAGATTGGACCACTATATAAAAGAAGTGTTGCGTATTAAGGGCTACGGCAGATATATGGACGATGGCTACTTAATACACGAAAGCAAAGAATATTTGCAAAAATGTCTAATAGATATTAAATCAATTTGCGATGAAATGGGCTTTAAATTAAATCTAAACAAAACAAGAATTGTCAAATTAAGCAAAGGGTTCACTTATCTTAAAATAAAATTCTTATTGACGCCAACAGGGAAAATTATTAAAAGGATTTTCCCTAAAAGCGTTGTAAGGATGCGTAGAAAATTAAAAAAGTTTAAACATTTTGCCGACATCGGTAAGATGTCAATTTTTGATGTTCAGCAATCTTTGCAATCCTGGTTAAGCCATACATTAACTTTAAATGCTTTTCGCACTAGGATAAGTATGTTGCAATTATACTACAAATTATTTGGAGGTAAAAATGTACTACAAAATTGTTAAAAACGCATCTATTGTGGATGCTATGCAAGAAATCGTTTATATTAGACAGAACCCGATAAACAAGGTTATAATTACCTGTGCTCCAGAATTTGCAAACGGAATAATGTCAAGCGATGGCACTGCTTTTTGGCACCTGGAAGGGATGCCAGAGTTTAGTGCCGGACAGTTCGATACAGTTGCTGTTGTTGAAATTGACGAAAACGAATACAACGCAATTCGTAGCGTTTTAGATGCCGGAGCAGATGCTGGCGATGTGAACGATGAAACAATACGCGAACCTTTAACAACTGTTCAAGCAATGGAACTTATAGAACAAATGCAAAAGCAGTTGCAAGAAACTCAATCGCTAGTTGTTTCATTAGAAAACCAAATTGCGGAAATGAAGGCACAAAATGCAACCTAAAACATATCAGTTGCTTACGGAGTCTGTTGTAAACGGCGTATATGTGCGCGAATATAAAACATATACGGAACAGGAATTTAAAAAAATACTCAAAATCTGTAAAAAGGAAGGTAAAAACAATGTTAGAAACTGTAAACCTAAAAGAAGAATTAAAAGTTATTAACGGAAAAGCTTATGCTGTAATCAATGTATTGGGCAAAAAGCGTGAACTTAATGGCTGTGATGTAAGGCGTTATGTTTGTTATAATTTAACAGAATTAGAGGCTTTAAAAAAATCACTTACTGATGAATTGGCTAAAATTAATACAGAAATGGCAGCTCTTACACAAATTGACAGTCAGCTAGCTGCTGCTGGATATTGTAAAAAGGATAGACCTGTCTATAAAAAAATTGACGGAATTGCTATCACTGATGCAAAAGGCAATCATATTGTCATCGACACTTCGCATAGCGAAACCTGCAAACATAAGGAGGGTTAAATGGTAGAATTATTTCAACTTATTATGAATAATCCGCTACAATTTTTAGCGGGTTTAGGTATTAGTTCAAGTGCTATTTATTCCTGCGTTAGAGTTATCAAGGGCTTGGTTTACCTTATAACAAAGAAACACCAAAACGCCAAAATTGTGCAATCTCAAAATGCGATGGCAGATGCTGTCATTTCTAAACTTGGTGGCGTTGAAAATCTTATCGATAAAATTGCAAATGCCGTAATTGATAAAATTGCAACTAGCAAAATTGCAGAAGATATGAAAACCACATTGTCGGCAATAGCTGGCAAAAATGATTGCCCTGCCGAGTTGAAGGCGTACATACAAACCGTGTTAAGCCAAAGCGGTAGTGAAGAATTAATGCTTATTTACGAACAAGTAAAGGCGTCAATTATTGCGTCTGCAAAAACAGATATACAGGACGCTATTGAAAAAGGCACGACCAAAATCGAACAAGAAAAACCTGCGGAAGTTGCACCAATGCCCCCTGCCAACGATGCAGCTGTGATTAAATTTGAGCCGGACGCAAGTCCAATGCAGGATGAATATGTTTAATAAACTAATATCATTCTGTAAAAACCATTGGGCTGGTGCTGTAAGTTTGGTTTTTATCTGGGTTATTCCAATAATTATGCTTAATGAAACGGTGGCCCTATATGAAGTAAACATCGCGTTTAAGCTAACATTTATTGGTTGCCTAGTAGCATTGGTTGCATTTTTTGCGTTTCGCAAAAAAATATATGCAATCATACACAAACAACCCCACGGAATACTCCGCGGGGTTTTGTTATGTGCTCACAAAGCTGTAACTTATGGGCTGTGCTTGGGGGTTCTATGGGCTTTACAGGCGTTTAGCGCAAAATTATACAACTGGTGGTTACTTGCTGGAATTTCTATTGCAATAGGTTTAATTTTTATTGTTGTCGATGAAATATTAATGTCAAAAAAGATAACCAAGGATGGTAAATAATATGAAACCTTTGAAAATACCTTACGGAAAAAACAAAAATTTAATCATTACAAAAGATTTTATTTCAATATTCATGGGTGTTTTAATATTAGTTGCAGATGCATTACTTGCCGGCATCTTACAGCTTTTTGAATTCGGCTTTGATTTAAGCTATCTAAAAACAACAGAATTTTGGACATCTTACGCAATAAAACTGGCTATTTCATATACCGCATTATTTGGTGCGTATATAATAAAGAAAAACGCCAATAAGCAAAATCCTAAATTTTTAATACAACGCGAAAAAATTAAAGAGTCAAAAGACGCGATTGTAAAAGCTAGGAAAATTGCAAATTGCAAAAACTGGTTAAAATTTGTTTACAATTACACCAAAAAAGTGGAAATTTACCAAGATATTATAACCAAAAAGTATGAAAAACTGGTTTACGCCGAACCGGAAGAACCGGACAAAGATAGTTATAACCTTGAAAGCTTTTTTGGTAGATTAAAATATAATAACGCAAAAGCCAACTATCACAAAGCACTTAACCAATACAAAAAAACAGAAGAACACCGCAAATATTGCGAACGGCAACTTATGGTGTGCGATAAGCATTTTGAAATCATAGCTGCTTATAAAAAACACGATATGGAGGAAGTTAAGCGCTTACAGGATGAAATTAAAGATATTGACTGTATGAAAAATTACCGCCTTCGATATAAGAACATTACATATAACAGATTATTTAATGTTGATTTAGGTTCAAACAAGCATGACAATAGCATTGATTATAACGAAGCTGGAATGTTAGCCAAAAAGATTTTGCCAGCTATTATAACTGGTCTTATCAGCTGCACGCTTTTATCATCGCTATTTGTCAAGACTCAAGCTTTTTCGCTTAATACGATATTATTAATTGTGTTAAACCTGTTTTTAATGGCGTGGTTCACATTTACAGGAATACGAATTGCTGACAGTTTTATACTTGGAACCGTGTATGCTGCTGACGGCAACAGATTGATTATTTGTGAAGAATTTATTGAAGATTGCGCGTTAAACGGCGATGCCTGGACTCAAGAAATAGACACATGCTTGGACCTTAATGTTGAAACTGGCAAAGAAAAGCAGGCAAAAGATGCTGGCGTTCCAAAAATAGAAGATGTACACATTCCGCCTATCCGTAATATACATGCAAAGTAGGTTTATATGAAAAAGCAAATATTAAAACTATTAATCATATCTGCCGCCATAATTGGCATTTGTGCAGGCGCTTACTTTTTATTAAAATCTTTTGGTTTAAATAATATCCACACCTTACGAAATGTTGCCAATAATGGCATTGCTGGCGTTATTATATATATTATATTACAAATAATACAAGTAATATTTATACCTATTAATACAACCATGTTTACAATACCGGCAATTATTATCTTTGGGCCCTTAAAAGCATTTGTCGTTAGCTGGATAGGTTGCTCACTTGGTTCTATTGCTATGTTTATAATTGCTAAAATATGGGGTGTTAAGCTCTTAAAATGGATTGTCGGCGAAGAAAAAGCCATCAAATATGCCAATTTTTTAAGTAAGGGCAAATACCTGTTGCCAATTTTCTTGTTAATTCCAATATTCCCAGACGATATAATCTGCGCTAGCGCTGGCCTGGGTAAAATAAATATACTATATTTCATTTTTGTTGTAATTACAACGCGTGCAATCGATACTGCATGTACTTGTTTTATAGGCGCAACCCTAGTTCAATCTCCTCTAGGCGCAGCGCTTTTGGTAGTTTTTGCAGTATTTGCATGTATTGCTGGCGTGTTTGTAACAAAAAAACAAGACAAAATAGATGCCTGGTTTATTAATAAATTTTCTAAAAATAAAGATGGTAGGGACAATTAAATCCTTACCATCTTTTTTTTATTGGAGCTGATGGCGGGACTCGAACCCGCGACCTATACCTTACCAAGGTATTGCGCTACCGCCTGTGCCACATCAGCATAATGCGAACAAACCGTAAAATTCCGCAATAAATTCACAATTTGTTCACAATTTATTAAATTTTTAATATCTATACCCCTCTAAATGCACTATTTTTAAGACATTTTTCACTATCAGTCGCCCCTTTTCGCACCGCCTTACCAAGACCGCGCCCTAAAATTAAACACCGTTCAAAATAATTAAAAATAATTCAAAAAGTGCCTAATTTAAAGGGTTTTATCCAGTTTAGGCGGAGCCCTTAATTACAACCTAAATGCAAATACTACTCTTTTTTGTTCAATTTGCGTTCACAATTCTGTTCACAATTTTGTTTAAACGACTGCTCTACACCTTGCGAAATCAGTTCCATAGCATCCTTATCGCGCTTTAAACTGGCTTGCGTGTAAATGTTTCTGTTTGTTTCCACTCTACTATGCCCCATGATTTTACTTCGTGTTGTTTCGTCAACTTCGTCCTCATAGGCCATTTGGTTGAATGTGTGGCGTAAATCGTGTATGCGCATATCAATACCAAATTCTTTTTTTATAACCTTATGGAATGTTTTAGTTACATAATCTGGTTTTGTTGGCAGTTCGCCACTAAAAGGATTTGCACAGACATACGGACTGTTTAGCTCCCGACACAGTTCCCTATGTTCTAATAATTCCCGTTTTACAAACTCACTCATAGATAATAAGCGTTTGCTTTTGCCGGTTTTAAGTTTAGACCGTTCTATAATTTTATTGCCGGCCTTAACCCTGTTGTTTCTAACATCAATGACATTGTTATCAAAATCAATCGCATCCCACTTTATTCCTAAAAATTCGCCACGCCTAGGGCTCATTGTTGCTGATAATAATACAGGAATATATAGGTTATAACACTTTTGTTTTAAAAATGCCAACACTTCGCCTAGCTTTTCAGCTGTTATAATAGTTGGTTCAAATGGTTCATCATCCTCTGGAAATTCAACGCGCTTAACACGATTAAATTCCAAATAATCCTGTGCTACGCCCCAATTTAATACGGCTTGCAAATGTCTATAATACTTTTCAATGGTTCCTTTTTTTATCTTTGCTCCAGGTTTATGTGGATTTTCCAGCTTGCTTAAATTATTTACAAACTGTTGAACCATACGCGTATTTATATTAGATACTTTAACCTTACCAAAATATTCAAGCACCCTAGGAATGATTGTTTTTAATCCTTCCAGTGTTGTTGGACTCATCTTATTTTGTTTTGCATCCATATAATAGGTATTTAATTGTTGAAATGTTACATCCTGCTGAATTTGCGACTGTTCGCTAATTTCGCTTTCTGTAATGGCGCCCCAATTTCTAGCGGCCGCAACCGACTTAATGCCACTTTTATATTTGGTTTTTCTTTTACCAAACACATCTAAACTTTTAGCCCAAACACGAACAGTATATGTTCCGCTGGGCTCTTTTTTTATTTGTATTGCCATAATTATCCGCCATCCTTTTGGCTGGACTCTAGATTGCAAGCATACGAAATCAATTCGCTTTTGCTTTTAATTGGCAAAGCTTTGTAAATTCTAAACAATTCTTTTTCATATTCTGTAAGTTCAAAACTTCGTGTAGTTCCGTTAGATATTGTTATTATGCAGTGCGAACTGTTACTTATTATATTATTATAATTAGAATTATTTAGATTATTTTCTATATCTATATCATTAACAACCTGCGTTTGATTGAAAAAATACTCCATACTAACACCAAAAAATGTAGAAACGCGGAATAAAATGTCTGCACGAGGTATAACAGTTTTCCATTTACCGATAGAGCCGTTGCTTACTTGCATCTTTTTTTCAAGCTGTAAGATGCTTATATTGTTTTTTGCACACAGTTTTTTAAGCTGTTCATATATGGTTTGCACAACTTCCTCCTATCAATTTAGAAAATATTTTAAAAAATTTAGAAAAATTTCTAAAAAACATTTGACATTTAGAATTTTTTCTATTAGAATATAGACATACAATGTGAACCAAGTTCATATTGCATAAAAATTATAGCCAAATTTCTAAACCTTGTCAAGCGTTATAAAAAAATATTTGGTTAAAGAAGGAGGAAAAATGCTGATTTTGGAAAAAGCCATCAAAAACTATGTTGATACGCACAGTGCAACGCTGGCACAATTCGCTGACTCTATTGGCGTAACTTATAGAACGCTTAACTACTTTATGCGTGGAATTAAAACGCCAAGTGTATGTGTTTTAAAAAGAATATCAACAATAACTGGCGTAAGTATGGACGAATTGTCAAAGGATGTTAAATAAAAAAAGGAGTATTTATGAAAATTAAAAACGAAAAAGACCGTGAAACGCACGAAAAGCTGACAGCCGCACGACACGGAATAGGACTTTATTCGCTTAAAGAAATTTGCATCATGTTTAATTGTAGCAGATACAGTTTAGACAATGCTATCAATCTGGGCGAATTAAAATACATTTCGCCTAACAACCGCGACCGCTATGTCTACCTATCTACATACTTGGAATACTTGGATAAAAAGGGCGGTAAATAATATGAAATTATTTAAGGAGGTGCAGTTATGTGATAAAAGAAAAAGAGCTATTGACACAGCCCGAAAAACTGCAATAGCTCATCAACCAAGTGTGCATACCAATAATGGCAACACCCTTTGCACCATTATTATAGCACAAATCCAACAATTAATGCAAGGGCAATTTTAAAAAAAAGGAGCAAATTAATGCAAGTAATCTATGAAACACACGAAAAATGGCTTGCAAACAGGGTAAACGGCATTGGTGGAAGTGATGCAGGCGCTGTAATCGGCTTTAATCCATACAAATCAAATATAGATTTATGGCAAGAAAAAGTTGGCGAAATTCAGCCGGAAGATATAAGCAACAAGCCCCATGTTAAATACGGTCATAACGCCGAACCATTGCTTGTTAAGTTGTTTGAACTGGACCATCCGGTATATGAAGTTAATTATAACGACAATTATCGGGTTAATTACCACGATGAACATAACTACATCTATTGTACCAGAGATTGCGACTTGCTAGACAAAGAAACCGGCAAAAAGGGCGCATTGGAAATAAAAACCACTGCACTTTTAAGTGGTGCGCAAAAAGAGCTCTGGAACAACCGCATACCAGACAGTTACTATTGCCAGGTATTGCAGTATTTCATTACTGATAAGGATTTAGAGTTTGTTTGGGTAAAAGCGCAAATCAAAAGCGAATACAACGGATGTATAAAGCTAACCACAAACCATTATTATTTTACGCGTGAACAATGCCAGGAAGATATGGACTGGCTGCTAAACAAGGAAATTGAATTTTGGCAACAAAATGTATTAAAGAAGGTTCAACCAAATAGGTTGTTACCGCAAATTTAATTGGAGGATTTATGGAATTAATACTACAAACACCCATTGAAGAATTAACACCAAAGCTAATAGCTTTTAACAATAACGAAATAATTAGTCAGCTTAAACCGCAGTTGGAACTGTATAAAAATACAACCTATACAGAAAACCAAATTGCAGATGCAAAAGCCGATAGGGCTAAACTTAACAAGTTTAAAGACGCTATTGATGACGAACGCAAGCGTATAAAAAAGTATTACAATCAGCCATATACACAGTTTGAGCAACAAGTTAATGAAATTACACAGCTGATTGATGAAACAAATAAAACAATAGACAGCCAAATTAAAAACTTTGAAAATCAAAAGAAAATGGCTAAACGAACCGAAATTGTAGAATTTTGGGATGCAAATATTGGCGACCTGGCAGAACTTATCAACATTGATAATGTATTTGCTGAACAATGGTTAAATGCAACCTATTCAATGAAAAAGGTCCAAGACGATATTACAAACTTTATAACAAAAGTACACCAGGACTTAGCGGTTATAACTTCGCTTAACTTTAAGCAAGAAACGCACCTTAAAGATTTCTATTTAAAAACATTCGACCTTGCCGCAACATTGCAAGAAAAGACAAGGCTCGAAGAAAACGAAAAAAAGCTTGCAGAATTAAGTAAAAGGCAAGCACAGGTTCAACCAGAACCAGCTAAAACCGCAGATGACGAACTAAAAGTTGTGGATTTTAGAATTTATGCAACACAAACACAGTTGCAATTAGTAAAAGAATTTTTAATTAAAAATAATATCAAATATGGCAAAGTGCCAACAAATGTTTAGGAGGATTTTATGAAATTATTTAAAAGATTATTTGAGAGCAAAATTGACAAATTGGCTAGAAAGAAAAAGGAATTAACACTTAAAAAAGAAAAATTACAAAGAGATATGCGCGCTAGAAATTCAAACAGGGAAACAAAAATTGCTGTGTTGGAAAATGCAGCACAAACCGACTATGAAAACACAAATAAAAAAGTTGTAGAAATCGAAAGACAAATTGCAAAGGTTATTAGAAATATAGACAGCGAACAAATCTATGTTAATGAAGTTGCCGACAAGGAAAAGGAAGTTTACTTGAAAGATATGAAAGAAACTTACTTTAAGGATATTAAGCCAATCGTAAAATCAAGCGTAAAATCAAGCGTAAAGGGCGGTAAATAAAAATGGCTGGCTTATTTGAAAATTTTACTTATTGTATACTAATTATTGCTTTTTACCCAGACACAAAAGAAACAGTTATAAAATATGTTACGGAAGTTGACAACGAAACCAAGACATTCAAATACAACAGTATGGAAGAAATAAGCAAACAAAAGCTTGAAATCTGTACATTTAAAAAATCACAGTGCATTGAATTAATGAATTGTATGTATGTTAACGGATACAATGTTGCGATGCAACCGTACAACAAATAGGAGGAATTTATGAATAATTTAACAACATCAAATCAAAAAAGTTTATCAAAACAACCGGCAAAACAAACATTTAGTATGTTTATAGGTACAGACAAAATAAGAAATCAAATCAACAATATCGTTGGTGGCGAAAATGGACAACGCTTTATAACTGCAATTATAAGTGCAGTAAGTACCAATCCACAATTAGCTGAATGTAGCCATCCAACAATATTAAGTGCTGCATTACTAGGCGAAAGTTTAAAGCTATCGCCTAGCCCACAACTTGGGCAATATTATATGGTGCCATTTAAAAAGAAGGGCAAAAATGGCGCTCCAGACGAAAGTGTTGCAAGCTTTGTACTTGGATATAAGGGCTATGTCCAATTAGCAATTAGAAGTGGTTACTATAAAAAAATCAATGTTATATCTATTAAACAGGGCGAACTTATTAGCTACGACCCATTAAGTGAAGAATTAAAGGTTAATTTAATCGATGATGACGAAGTTAGAGAAAACACTCCAACAGTTGGTTATTATGCGATGTTTGAATATACAAACGGATTTACAAAATCAATTTACTGGTCTAAAAAGAAAATGTTGGCACATGCTGACAAATACAGCGCAGCATTTGATGCAAGCAGTTTGGAAATGTTAGAACAGGGCCAAATTGCCGATAAAGACATGTGGAAATACAGCAGCTTTTGGTATAAAGATTTTGACGGAATGGCACACAAAACACTGTTAAGACAACTTATAAGCAAGTGGGGAATTATGTCGATTGAGATGCAAAAAGCATTTGAGGCAGACGATGCTGTAATTAATGAAAATTTAAGCCCAGAATTTGTAGAAAGTGCAGACATTGAACAAGATGTCAACACGGGCGAAATAGTGGCCGAAAATGACGCAGAAACTGACAACAGCACAATTATTACCGAACCAGATGACGACCCTTTTAATCAATAAACAAGGAGTATAATATGGCAAATATTATTACCGTGCTAGGCCAGCCCCTGGGCAAACAACGCCCTAGGGCTACCAGCAGAAACGGTTTTGTTAGCGTTTACACGCCACATGAAACAATTAGTTATGAAAATTTAATCTATTTAGAATATAGACAGCAAAGCGGCGTGTTTTACGAAAAAGATAAACAATTAAAGCTAAATATAAAATGCTTTTATGAAATTCCACAATCCATTAGCAATAAAAGGTGCAATTTATGCATAACAGGCGTTATTAGGCCACTTGTTAAGCCAGATGTCGACAATGTTGCTAAAACTATTATGGATGCGCTAAATGGCGTTGCTTATGCAGACGATAAGCAAATTGTTGAATTGAAAATCATTAAACAATACAGCTTGCAGCCAAAATTGGAGTTTTCATTGGAAGAAATTAAAACAAAGGGGGATTGTTAGCGGTGGCGGATAACAAAAGGTTTTATTGGATAAAGTTAAAAACTGACTTTTTCAATATAGACAAAATCGATTACATAATATCGCGCCCGAATGGTTGTCAATATATAGTTTTATACCAGATGCTTTGCTTAATGACAGCAAACAACAACGGCAAACTATGTTCCACCATGGGCGAAATAATAGTGCCTTACGACATCGATAAAATTGTTAGAGAAACAAAATATTTTGATTTCGATACAGTTGCGATGGCTTTAAACCTGTTCAAGCAGCTGGGATTAATATATCAGCAAGAAGACAGCATTTTAAGGATTGCGGCCATAGATGAAATGGTTGGAAGTGAGGCGGGCAATCTTAATGCGCAACGACAAAAAAGGTTTAGAGAAAGAAAGAAGCAGGCACAGCTAGAAAATGTAAAAAGCGTTACGCAGGGCGTTACTAAAAATAACGAAGACATAGACATTAGAGATAAGAGTCAAGAGATAGATACAGATAAAGATATAAACAATCTATCTAACGATAAAAGGTTGGTTGGTTCGATTGATGCTCTTAATGTTTTGAATGAAAAAATTGATAAAAGCTTTAATCAGTGGTATAACGAACACGACAGCGGTATTTTTATGGATTTCAAGCCAGCCGAGAGATTAAAAGCTTTATTTGAAAAATTGAGCTATACAGAACAAATATCTATCAATGGCGTTGCAAGGCCGACAGATAAAATCCTTTGGGAATTTACAGAGTTGTTTGCCCGCAGCAACGATGAAATTATTTCATTGATATACGAATGTTTTGACATTATCGATGGCGGCAATGTTAAAAATGTGTTTGCTTATTCAATAGCTGTATTTTATAACAAAATGAAAGGAATTTAAACTGTAAGGGGTGTGTATGAGTAATTTCGACCGCTTGGTTAAACAATACAACGATATTAAATATAGGATAAGACGCCTAGTTTTAAAGCAACAAGAATTGCGCGAGCTAGGCGGATTGCCTAGAACTGGCGAAAATGAAGGTATGCCTAAAACTCCGGGATACAACGGTTCGCCAATAGAAAAGTTTGTTTCAAGGCTATGTGAACTTGAAGACGAACAAATGCTTTATGAACGCAAACTTGAAGATTTGCGCGCAGATATAACTATTATTATCGATAAAATACCAAATACAACAATACGCGAAGTGTTGGAATACAAAGTGTTTATGAGTAAAGGTTGGCGTTACATATCGCGCTGTATAAGTTACAGTGTAAGTCGCGTAAGACAGTTTTACGATGAAGGCATTGCTATTATAAGACAGGTTGAAGGTGGCGGCTATGAAGTTGGGCAACTATAACCTTAATGAAATTTATAATGAAGATTGTATTGCTGCGATGGAAACTTTGCCGGACGGCTGCATCGATTTTATATTAACCGACCCGCCATACAATATAAGTTTTAGCTCAAGGCGTAGAAAAAACAAATTTAAAGTAATTTTAAATGACGATTTAACAAATGACGATTTTGACGCCTTGTTAAAAAACTATTTTACACAATGTTTTAGGGTTTTAAAGAAAAATACCTTTTTAATTACATTTATGGATTGGTCCACAACCCCAGCATTTAATAAAGCTTTAACGGATGCAGGATTTGAAATAAAATCAATGCCCATTTGGGTTAAAAACAACTTTGGTTTAGGATTTTATACTAGACCGCAGTATGAACCCATGTATTTATGCATGAAAGGCAAACCAAAGCCGCCAAACAATGCAATAAGCGATGTATTGAATTATGCAAAAGTGCAAGATTTGATACACAGTTGTCAAAAACCCACCCCACTACTGATAAAGCTTATACAAACATTTGGCCCGCGCGGGGGGGGGGGTAATCCTAGACGGCTTTGCCGGGTCTGGTAGCACGGCAATAGCGGCTATGGATACACAAAACAATTTTTTAACATACGAACTGGATGCATCGCATTATAATAACGCTAAAAATAGAATAGCAAAGCGAAAAGCAGAGCCAACAATATTTGATGTTTTCGGCGATGGAATAATGCAGCAAATCAGTTTATTTGAAAATGAAAAATAAAAGGTGGAAAATTAATGCGAGATATTGAATTTAGAGGCAAAAATCAATGCGACAATAAATGGCATTACGGTTATTTGGTTTATGTGCCGGCAGACATCGCTTATAAAATTACGGAAGGTAAAGAAATAAGTTATTTTGTACAATCTGCCACAATAGGTCAGTACACAGGGTTTAAAGACAAAAACCGAACAAAAATATTTGAAAACGATTTTGTTAAATTTAATAACCAAGTTTTTAGAGTTGTAAACGAAAAAGGTGCTTTTGGACTTGCAAGTATAGAAATTATTAATTATAGCAAGTTGGAAAAAGATGTTGAAAATAAAACAAATAATTCATACCTGGGTTGCTACAATGACAATTTTATATCATTATTTGAAATTGCCTGGAATTTTGACGATTGTGTAGACGAATGTTTTGACAACATTGAAGTTATAGGCAATATACATGACAATCCGGAGTTGTTGAAATTGGGGGTTACTAATGATTAAGTTTAAAACAAAATGTGGGTATATTGCTTACAAATGTACCTATGACGAAATTATGTCTATACACGGCGGAATTGCTGCGTATAGATGCGACAAATGCTCCGCAATAGATGAAACATATTATATGGTTCCAGTGTTAAACGGCGCATATTGCAGCAAATGTTTTGATAAATGGAACAATCCAGTCGTGCCTTATAACCAGGGCGATTTAGCGTTCCAAAATTCATTTATTAAATACATTGAAGAATTAGCCAAATCTGTTGGCGTTTCAATTAAAACGGAGGATTAATTATGAATATTTTTGAACAAACATTAAACAAAACAAGAGAATACTTGGACTATATAGAAAGGCACTATAACAATGTGCAAAAAGCATTTGAAGAATTTAACAAAAGAATATGCCATAAAGATTTTAATAAAAAATATAGCGAGTTTTTATATGAAACCAAACTATACGACAACTGGCAATACGAATGTTTAAAGGCGATAATTGTAAGGCACGACTTGTCTAAATTGGACTTTGGCGAATTTATACCATATAGGAAAAACTTTTACCCGATAAATGATGAGGAAAAACATTTTAACCGCGATAGCTTTAATATCGCATGGGAACATCATAAAGCATTTAATCCGCATCATTGGCAATCAAGGGTCGGCAAAACATTTAGTAGGTATTGCGGCTTTGAAGGCAGATATTATGCTATCGAAAACGCTATGGATTGGATTGCTATGGCGTATGAATTTAACGAAACTCCGCTTAATAAATACTATTTAGCAAACAAAGATAAAATCGATTTAAGCGATAGTGATAAATATATTATCGAAACTGTCTACCAAATTATGATGGACAAAGAGTTAGAAGGTTAAATCTGGTGGAAATATGAAAATTAGCAAATGTAAAAAGAATGGCAACGACCTTTCATTTAAAATATGTGATAAAAAACTAGAAACAGTGTTACACACACATTTAAACCGGGCGGTTGACAAATTGGTTAAGAAAGGCGTTTTACCAAAAGACACACAATTTAAGTGTGATATAAACTTAACTTTTGATGTGGAGCCTATAAACAGCGGGGTGGCGGATGTCTAGGAAAGGTGTTGAAATTAGAGAAAAAGACGAAGGCGTGTTAAAGACCTTTGGTAAAATATTGCAGCTTATGATGGATTACGGTACAGACAAAATGGAATTAACATTTGAAGTTAATAAACATAAAGTAAAATTTAAGGTTTATTTAGATAGTGTTAAAAAGCTAAAACCGACAAAGGAGGATTAACTCGTGAGTGATACAGTAAACGGATTTATTGTTGTGTTGGATAAAGAATATAAAGACGATGCCGTCCAAGCGACAATCAATGCCATTAAGCAAATAAAGGGCGTTATAAAAGTTACGCCAAATGTTGTTGATGCGCGCGACCATATTGCTGCCGCCAGAATTAAACAAGAATTAATAACAAAAATGTTTAATGTATTAACCGACAAGGAGGCGAAACCAAGTGATTAATTATATTGTGGATTTATTTACAAAGCCTAATTATCAATTATCGTGGTTAGACGAAATTGTGCTTACACTGTTAATATTTGGCGGGCTATTTATTTTGATATTTACATTCCTTGCAGTGTATGAACTTATCAAAAACATAATAAACAAAATAAAAAAATAACAAAGGGGTAATTATGAGCAGTGAAGAATATAAAAAAGCATTTTATAAGCGTTATGCATTAGAACCAGAATTTTACAAAGCAATGTTTATTTGTTTCGGTCAAAACGGAACAATACAAACGGATGCCGGAGTTCGCATACGCGCATCGCGCGGTGGCGGTTTATTTATTGAATACGAAAGGTTAAACGGTAACAAGATTAAATCATTGGTTCACAATGAAGACCAATATTTAACATCATTCTACCGCATTAGCCGATTGGCAGAATATGAACATCCACAACCAGTTAAACCAAAAGTGGAAGAAAAGCGAACATTTATTGAAAATGATAAAGATTTACAATAAATGTAGCGCGTAAATTTAACGCCTAATAAGCAAAGTTTGATTAAGTTGACTATTTGGTCAACTTTTTTCTTTTCGTGGCTATTTCGTGCGGTTTTGGGGCAAATTTGGGCATCCGTAACAACAATTATTGCACTTTTTGTTCACTTTTGTACACTTTTAGCAGAAATTAGCACCTATTATTTAGTTGTAACAGCTGGAAATTTATGTTATAGTATAATAGGCACAATAATAAGTAAAGGCACCCAAAACGGGTGCTTTTTGTGTAAATTTAATTATTTAAGGAGTTTATTATGGAAAATAACGAAGTACAAACAGAGCAACAAGTTGTTGCAGTAAAACAGGAAGAAATCGAACTACTACCAGATTTAGGGTTCCAAGAAAATGATGGCGCAATGGTTTTCGAAACCAATGAGGGCTGCGTTGTTGTAGATAAAGAAACCGGCGTTGTTGCAAGCCTTGTAAATGACGACAGTGGCGTAAGTATGGAAAACCAAGCCGTTGTTAGTGAATTAGTTAAAAGTGGCGTTGCTGATTTAGTGGATGCTAACAGTATTGATACAGAAAGCATTAAACACGAAATCGAAGGCGGCGAAAGCGATACAGCCGATAATAACGAAAAGGAGTAATAATATATTAATATAATATATAGTATTATTTATTTTTGTATTTATTATTATTTTATTATATTAAATATTATATATAGATATTATGAACAACAATCAATCCATCAATCTAACACCAAAGCAACGACTATTCTGCCTGGAATATTTAAAGGATTTTAACGGAACGCAAGCCGCAATTAGAGCCGGTTACAGCAAAAAAACCGCAAATGAGCAGGCGTCCAGGTTGTTAGCAAATGTTAATATACAAAATTACATTAAGGAACAAAACGCAAAAGTTGAAAAAACAACCATTATGGACATCCAGGAAATCCAAGAAAGATTAACAAATATGGCGCGTGGCGACCTTGAGGAAGATGTTGTCGTTGTTGAAAATATTGGCGACTTTTGCAGCGAGGCAAGGGTTGTAACAAAAAGAATTGGTGCAAAAGACCAGGCAAAAGCTCTGGAACTTTTAGGCAAAGCGTACGGAATGTTTGTTGATAAAGTTCACAATATTACACCACCACAAATTGTTGACGATATACCATCCGCCACCACAGACGATTAATGGTATTACAAAACCAACCGCAGGTTCAAGTTAGATTAAGCACGGTATTAGCCCCTGCTTTTTTTAATATTCACAACTTTATAAAACAAGGTGCTTACAGCGACTACTGGCTAAAAGGTGGCCGTGGTTCGTGTAAATCATCCACACCAAGCATAGAAATAATTGTTGGTATGATGGCGGATGAAAATGCCAACGCTATGTGTATTATGAAAGTTGGAACCAATATTGAAACCGGCGTATTTAATCAAATTCAATGGACTATCGACAAGTTGGAAGTTACACAATACTGGAAATCCAACAAAAACAATTTTTCTTTTACATATCTACCAACAGGCCAAAGGATTTATTGCAGGGGCTGCGATGACGCCAGCAAGTTTAAATCTGTAAAGCTGGTGCGTGGATACTTTAAATACCAGTGGTTTGAAGAAATTGACGCTTTTGACGGCATTGCTGAAATAAGAAAGGTGCAGCAATCACTAACCCGTGCTGGACTTGCCAGGGCAATAAGATTTTATTCCTACAATCCGCCAAAAACAATAGACCACTGGGTTAATAAGCTTGTTTTGGATATGCAAAAAGACATCAACGATGGCAAAATCACAAACACGCTTATACATCACAGCACTTACTTAACCGTTCCGCGTGAATGGCTAGGCGAACAGTTTATTGAAGATGCCGAACAGTTAAAGCGAACAAAACCCAGAGAATACGAACATGAATATTTGGGCGAAATTACCGGAACTGGCGGTCAAGTGTTTAGCAATGTTCAAAAACTAACCATTACCCAGGACAAAATTAATACATTCGGCTACACTTATCGTGGCCTTGACTGGGGTTTTGCTGTTGACCCTACATCATCACACGCTGTTTATTACGACAAAGCCAATAACGATTTGTATATCTACGATGAAATATACGAATACCAAATCGGTTTTGATGCTTTGGCCGCAAAATTAAAACAGCACAATCCTAATAATTTACTTATCCGTGCAGACTCTGCCGAACCTAGAAGTAATAGCGAAATGCAGCAAAGGGGCATTAACATTTATGGTGTTAGAAAAGGCCCAGGAAGTGTAGAACACGGCATTAAATGGCTGCAATCGCTTAACCATATATTTATAGACCCTGTTAAATGCCCTAATGCTTACAGGGAATTTGTTGGCTATGAATATGAACAAACAAAAGACGGCAACTTTAAAAGTAGTTACCCAGACAAAAACAACCATGCTATTGACGATGTAAGATATTCGCTAGAGGATGTAATACAAAGTGGCGGCATTGGTGCAATAAATATAAGAAGATAAGGAGCAAAATATGCTTAATGATTTAAGTTTTCTAAATTCCGGCAAAATTTTTCCGCCAATAGACGAAACGGAACGATTACAGAACTATAAAGATAATTTATTGTTGTTTAAAGACAGTACATACCTGGTTAGCAAGCACGATTATAAAGATGCGAACCAAAGGATTTTGCGAATTTTAAACGACTTTAAAGATTTGATAGCGTACCCTGTTGAATTAAACTACCATAAATTAACAAGTGTTTCAATAGCAGATTTGATTTGCGGCGAACTTCCAAACATTAAATGCGCCAAATTAGACACTGTTATTTTAGATAAAATACTTACAAAAGCTGGTTTTTGGGGCAAGTTTAGACAATGGGTAATAGATTTATCAAGGCTCGGCGATGCAGTAACAAGGGTTTATTCGCGTGGCGAAGGCGATAATGCTACTGGAACGCCAGCTGTCGCTGTAATGCAGGCATCCAGTTTATTTAAAGTTGTTTCCACTGATGATAAAGACGATATTATTAATATGGTTGTGGCAACACCTTGCTTGGCTCCAGATAGCAAAGAAGATAATCCTAAATGGGAGCTTAATATACAAATACACTATAAAGGGTATTATATTAAACGAATTATGAACCTGGAACCTATCCCACGCCAAAAAGATGGCGACAAAAACTTTTATTTGCCTGGTAGTGGCAGAACACAACTTGACCTGCAAAGATTTAATATCAAAAAGCAAAAGGGCGTTGATGAAAAGGTTGAAACAGGGCTTAAAGATTTTGCTATAAGGTCAATGCATCAGCTTATTACAAGCGATAGTTGCTACGGCCACGATGATTATGCATCACTGGACCCTATTTTGGCTGAAATTTGGGCAAGATTGGGGCAAATCGCAATCATCCTAGACAAACACTCTAGACCAGATGTTTATGCCGCTATTTCGGCATTTGAACAGGATAAAACAGGTGCATGGCAATTAAAGTGCGGTGGCGGAAATACATACATATTAAATCAAGGCGACCCAGTACCAGGATATTTAACCTGGGATGGACAGTTAGTTGCTGCATTTAACGAGCTTAACATCCTGTTTGAACAGCTATACAAAATAAGCGAAATGGGGCCTATATATGAGGCAGCCGGCAAAAATGTTAATATTGCCTGGGAAACAATGAAGGCAACATTTGTTAAGCCGCTAGCAAAGGCAAGGCGAATGATTAACGACATTGAAGGCGAAGTTAAGCAAATTATCTGTATGTTAGTAGAATTGGGCGGGCATGAAATTACACCGGAAGATTTAACTATTGAATGGTTTGATGGGCTACCTAATGACGAAAAGCAAGAAATTGAAAAAGCTACTATGAAGATAAACGCTGATTTAAGCACGCCAGAGCAAGAAAATATCGACAGATTTGATATGGCGCCAGACCTAGCAAAACAAATAACCCAGCAAGTTAATGAACGCAACGCCAGCAAACAACAATCAATGTTCGGTGGTTTTTCTAATCCAACTAACGATTATGAGGATGAATAATGAAAACAACGCCAATAAGCACTAAATATAAACCCATACAAAACACGCTAATAAAAAAGGTTACAAACCTTAATCCAGGCGTTTACAATGCAATTAAAAAAGCAAATGTAAGCACTGTTGACGATTTATTAATGTTTTTAGGGGCCTATCTAGCGCTACAATTTGGAAGTATAAGAAAAACAACCAACAAATATTTAGGCGTAGTCAAAGACGATGTCAAAACAATTTCAAAGCTAAATGCTGCTAAACCAGACAACAAGCTTATCAGTAAGATGCAAAATCAAACATACATTGAGCTTAATTCAAATTTAGTATGTGCTGAAAAAGAATTAATGCAAGAGTTTAAAGCCGCCACCAAGCCATATAAAAACACGCCAACACATATAACCAATATAAAAACAGTGTTGCAGAATGAATTTATTAAAAATGGCGGTGTTAAAGTAACCTATAAAAATGGCGCCAGGGTGCCACTAGACAAATACTTTATGATGGCAACCAGAACTGCGCGAAATGAAACACAAAACTCGGCAGCTATTAACAATGCAATTAAACTAGGCACAGATTATGTGTTTATGTCGCCAAATACAAGCAGTTGTAAGACCTGTGCAGCCATGGGCAATAGGGTTTATTGTATTAGCGGAAAAGACCACAGCTATCCAAGCGTTTACGATACACTATTTAAGCGTGGTTACACCTGTATTCATCCGCATTGTAGATGTTTATTAAGGCCATACTTTATGAATAATCACAGCGAAAGTGAAATTAATACAATCAAACAGGCAAGCAACCGTGATTTCGATTTAGACGAACAGACAGAACAACAGCGCCAGCAATACCAAAAAAGCCAGGCGTTTAACCATCGTGTTTGGGATGCTACAAAAGAATTTAATAAAGCTAAAACTGTATTAGATGACGAATTACCTAGCCAGTTAAATACATTGCCTAAATTTAGAACCGCACATGCAAAAAAGACCAGCAGATATAAGGAAGTTCACAACACTATACAAGCTGTTGAAAAATTACCAGATAGCAAGCCGGTCGAAATTACAACAATTACATCAAACGCTTATGATAACTTGCCATTTGAAATGAAAAGCAAGAATGTTATTATAACCAAAAAGCAGTTTGAAAGACATATTGCACCTGGGGCAAATACGCATGACGACATATTTGTAAAGGTTAAAGATAAATTACCAAACATTATAAACAACCCAGATTATATTTTTGCAGATAAAAAGCGTAAAAACACTATCCTGGTTGTTGAAAAGACGGAAAAGGCAAATGTTGTTATAAAAGTAAGCGTTGTAACAAATAAACTGTCAAATTCAATAATCACAATTATACCTTGCGGCGAAAAAACATTGAAAAGGATGTTAAAATCGCAAAAACCACTTTACAAGAAAGGTTGATTGTGATAAAATGATAGTAATGGCGAGGTAGTAGATTTCGTAGCAACTACACACCCATTGGGTTAAAAGAGATGTGGGGGAACGCTACGCCCACCGCCATTACCAATATTAAAGCTGTGCGACTTACACTTGTAGGTCGCTTTTTCATACATTTTAATCGAATAATCAAGGTGTTTGGGCGCCTTTTTTATTTGCCCTACCGTATGGCGTTAAACTAGGAATTAACCACACTTGCTTGGTTTAATTAGCAAGATTAGCCGGCACCACCGGAATAAAAGGAGTATGTTATGGAAGATAACAAAAAAACTAGCCTAAATGACATCTTAACAGAGATTTTAGGCGCCGACTTTGATGCTGACAAAACAAAAGCATTAGAGTCTAAAATTAATGGCCTATTTGGCTCAACCACAGTTCCTAAAACTGTTTTTAATGACAAAAACAACAAAATTAAGGAACTAAAACAAAAGTTGGCCGAAAAAGCTGAAAAGCAAAAAGATGCAGGCGTTTGGCAAAAGCAATTAGACGACCAAAAAGCTGACTACGAAAAACAGCTTAAAGAAAAAGACGATTTGTTTAACGATTATAGGCTCACACAAGCCCTTAAAGACGGAAAAGCAAAAAATCCAAAAGCTGTTAAGGCGCTACTTGATTTAACAAAGCTTACATTTGATGCTGACGGTATTACAGGACTTGATGAACAGTTAGAAAGTTTGCGACAAGGCAACGACTCTTATTTGTTTGATATACCTGCTAATACAGTCAAAAAGGGTGCGGACTTCCCGTCAAATCCGGCACAACCTGTGAACACGGAAACGAAAACAGTACCGAAAGTAATTTAACCATAAATTGTAGGAGGATTTTATTATGGAAAATGCTAGAAGCATCTTTACTGATGCGCAAAAAACTCAAGCACAGTTAAATAATATCCAAGCTGGTATTATTGAAAACTTGCAAAAAAATGGTTTATCATTTAGATTAAAATCAAAAAATGCAAACCTTGAAGAAAAAGCTGGCTCTTATGAATTTAAGAGATACGAAAACAGCGTTTCACAAAATTACGGAACTGCAAGAGCAGCAGGCAAGGGCAATCAATTAACTGCACCACCTATCACTGTAAATGTAGACCAACACAAAGAAATTGTGGAAGAAGTAACCAAATTTGACGCTGAAAGATTTGGTATTGATAAAGCTGTAACAAGCATTGTTGAAAGAAGAAAAGGCAACCACGAAATGACTATGTTAGCCGAAGTAGAAACTGCCTTCTTTGCCGAGGCTAAAAATGGTGGTACCGCCGTGGATGGACACATCGATTACAATGGTAATATCGAAGACCAAATCGAAGATATTATCCAAAAGATGGAAACCACAAAAAACAAATATGTGCGTGGTGTAAACCGTTCACTTATGGCATTTGTTGCTTGCCCTAAACTTTATGGTAAGTTGAAAAACAAGCTAAACAACAACTACAACGCAAACTTTGCTGTTGCAGATGAAGAATTGCCAGGATTTAACGGTGTTGCAGTGTTCAGCTGTATTTATTTACCAGAGGATGTTGACTACATTCTAATCGTATTAGAAAGCGTTGCACAACCTTTAACAGTTGATGAATACGCTGGCGACAGAATACCAATGTCAAATGATTTTGCAGTTGAATTATTTTATGACTACGGAACAAAAACGCTTGCTGGCGATTTAATCCTTTACGGATTGAAAGACGGCGAAGTTGTGGAGGCCTAGCTTATGATAGTTAAGACCATTAGAGATTATAAAGACCGTGAAACAAAAGAAATCTACCGCGTGAAAGACAAGAAAAACACACGCGAAGTAACTGACGAACGCGGTGCAGAATTAATCGCAAAGGGTGTTGTTGTTAAGGTTGAAACTGCAACAAAACAAAAAAACACTAACACCCCAGATGCAGCAGAAACTGTTGAAACAAAAGAAACAGAAGAAACTGCCCAAGATAATAAATAATTAATCAAAAAGGGTGGCGGATTGTCGCCCTTTTTTATGGCTATTGTTAAGTAACCAAGTAGCGGGGCGTTACCGCTAGTAGCCACAATTTAAACAGAGAGGTACAAAATGGAAAATTTAGAAATAGGAATTAACACTTACTGTTCGCTTGATGAGGCTAATGATATAATTTCTGCTAATTATCCTATTGGCGACAACTGCCACTATTGGAACGCTTTAACAGACGAACAAAAAGGCGGATTATTAATTAAAAGCACAATGGAAATGGAAAGATTGCCAGTTGCTGGCGTAAAAGTGTTTTATAATCAACCGCTACAATTTCCACGAAAATCAAATTTTTATAAATTTAATACTATACCAGATGAAATTAAGCACGCGCAGGTTATAAACTGTATGGATATGTTGTTAATAACGCTTGGACTTAAAAAAGCAGATGGTAAAGTTTTAACAAGTTTAGACGCCGAAAAGAGATTAAATAAATGGACTAGCGGCGGCTTTAAAATGGCAGGTGTAATATGGTAGAAGTTAGCGAATTTTTAAATTATCCTATAACTATCACAGATGAAGAATTTGAAAAAGCAACATCTATATCAATTAAAGAAGAATTAGATGCTAACGAAAATGTAACCATCCGTGATTGGTTAGATGCCGCGCATGAAAGCGTATACAATCTTATTTACTCTGTTGGTGGTAAAGATTTTAAAGATAGGTTAATAAAAAACAATATTGAAAAATTAGAACCGGTGTTGAAACGAGCTATTTGCACGCAAATTAAATACATGCTTGATGCTAATGGCGATTATGGTTCTGCTGATGTTTCAAGTTCAACAGCTGACGGCCAGGCAACAATCGTTTCTAATAAAATTATTGCTGAAAAGGTGGCGGCACCTAAATTATACAGTATTTTAAGTTCTGTAATTCCAAATTTAGTTTTAGGAGTAAATAATGAGCAAAGTGGGATACAAATATAAGGCAACATTGTATACATTAGACGATGAAAAAATACAAGTTGTAAAATGTAAAAGAAACGGCAGGCGTAACACTACAAGCGGTTTTGTTGGCAGTGGTATATTGTCTGGCGGACAAACGCTTGACATTGCCACAAAGGATAAACTTGATGCCAGGGTTGTGCAAGGTATGACAAGATGCAAATTTAAAGGCCATTTTTATTTAATTGTAAGTATGTTTACAGCCGACACCGCACCAATAAAAAATGAAAAACGCGAAATTAACGATACAATTTTAGTTTTGCAATAAAGGAGTGATTATGTTCGATATTTCATCATTGGGCATTGAATTGCAATCTATTTGCCAAAAAAATTGCCCAGTTAGAACAAAGCCACCATCTGGGCCAAGCGGTTCATCGCCTTACCCAGGGAACTTGCGCCAAAACGGCATTAATTTAAGCATCTTAAACGACAAGCATGCAAGGGTGGTTATCGGTGGACAACCAGCACCTTATGGGCCTTACACAGAAACCAGGAGCCATAAAGCCGGGTGGATGCAACAAAGCGTTAATGAGTTTGTTGCAATGTTAATAAATAGATACGGAGGAACTTTAAAGTGAAAGTTGAAGATTTAGCAAAAGTTTATCAAAATATGCTAGGTGCGCATTACGACATAGATGTAAACTGTAACTTAAATTTGAATGGCGGAGCAATACAAGGAATTATGTTTGTAGCGCATCGCCCTTTTGCTGTTACTGGGTTAAAAGCTGAAACATTAGAATTAAATTTTGAATTTTATGTTGACGCCACCGTTAAAGAAAAAAAGCTTGATGTAATGGAAGAATTAAAGCAAATCCTAGGTACAAAAGAAGGTAAATTTATAAGTGAGGATATAGAGTATACTTATAGCAGCTTTTTGGAATTTTGTCGACCAACTTCCGCACCGCTTGCCGATGAAGGTAGATACAGGCAAGTAATATTTATTAACGGTTCGTGTTTTGTTTCGCCTGTAAATGGCGGCGTCAAAATGTCTAATGATATAAAAACATATCTTACATTTAACGGCGTAAGGGGGCGTGTATACCCTAAAATAGTGAATATCAACAATGTAAGGGATGTTGATGCGCCAACAAAGGCCAACGAAAACGAAAATGCGGCACAGGTTAAGACTCAAGGTGTTTCAAGGAGCCTGACATTGTATGATTTACGCGATGACATATGCACCGAGCTGGAAAAGTATATTGAAGTTACTGACGAATTTGGCGACCCAAACAGATTAATAGAAATAGAAAGGGTTTATCCTGGTTTTACTGTTAAAAAGAAATGTGTTATAACATCTGGCATCATACAAGAAGTGCCAGGGGCTTTCTTATGTTTAGAAATAGGACTGCAAAAGCAAGCTACCTGTTTAGAAACACCGCAAGTTGTCAAAGCGAAAGTTAATATCGATACAATGTTTATAACTATTACAAACATTACTGGCAAATATCAGCGCAATGCAGATGGAACTATTACCTGCGATTTAGGAGCTGTAATTTCTGTTTCGCTTACAGGTTCTAAAAGATATTTGCTTGTTGATGGTGGAACGGCAAAATCAACTGGCGACCCATTTATTGTGAGCCCTAAAACATACAATGTAACCATCACAGCAACAACCGCCACCATTTCATACGGAACAGTTGACGACTCTACACAGATAATTTAATTAAGGAGGATTTATGGCTGATACAAATATAAATCTGTATTTCCAAGACCAAAGCAACACCGGAACAGGTGCAGACCCTATTGACGAAAACAAACCTAATATTAGCGACCCATCGCAACCCAAGGGCAACAATGCCCCAAAAGCAATAGGCGCAGCGGTTGCGCTTAAAGTTGCAAAAACAGCAGCACAGCAGGCGGCGGCAAGGGCTGGGCAAATATATGGAAGTAATCAATTACAAGACCAAATCAACAGCGTTGGAACACTTGTCGGCTACGGAATGGCAATCGCTATAAATCCAGCTATGGGTATAGCTATGATGGGGTTAGATGTGGGTTTTCAGTTAATGGATTACTTTATAGCAAAAAAAGACGAACAGCGAACCCTATCAGTTTTGCGTGCAAGGGCTGGCAGTTCGCTTAATAGGAGTAGATAATGGTTAATACAATTAAGGTTGAAATATGTCATGCCGCAAGGGATATTAAAGGCAACCGCTTGTATACTCCAGAAGATATAACAGCGGAATGTAATTTGCCAATTTTGTATGGCAAAAATTTGGACGATGAGCTAGATGTTGCAAGTTTTGAACGCGATAGCACATCAAAAACCCCGCTAGAACCTGGCACAAGGGTTATTATAAGAGTTAATGAAACTGACGACATCGAAACCGAGCCGGTTTTCAGTGATGACTTTGTTATTCATACGGAAGAAGAAGGCGACAAAACACATGTTTGGGCGGTTGCAACAATTAAAGGTTGCAAAAAGATATATTATTACACTAAAACCGTTGAAAACGAAACAGCTATTTATAGCAAATTGACAAGACAACTTGCAATTTATAGGTTAGTAAATAATGACACACCAACACAAATTGTTTTTGGTAACAATCCAAGATGGAAACATCGTATAAGCTTAATAGAGCCAACCAAGATTATTGAAAGGTTGGACTGCGACAATGAAAACATAACGCACTCTATTGTTGCTAACGAGTATGAAACGCTTAAAGAAACTGTTGAGCATAGTTGCGTAAGTTCAAGTGTTAAGGGCTGGCATCTTATATATTCAAAAGCAGGTATTGAAGTACGCGGATATTCTGGCAGTGATAGATTTAAGCAACCATACATTGAAGGCGATATAATGCCACTAAACGCCAGATTAAACATTAAAGGTAGACGCGCAAAATGGGGTAAAATCAATGCTGGCGGCGGAACATTATTATCTGTTGGAACCTGGGGCTATATTTGGAGCAATGCCTGTACGCTTGGGCTGTCTAGTATGACAATAACAACGCCAGCTGGACAAACCGTTGATGTAACACATCAATCAACATACGCATTACAACTTCCTGGCTCATATACAATAAAACAAAAATATACAGGCAGTGGTTCGGGCCATGATTATACATACACCGCACAATGGAATATAATAGTTTGGAGTGCTGCTGCACCAGACATAAAAAAGAAAACAATCGCCGGCGTCATTGATAAATTATTGGCAACCAATCCATTACGAAGGGATGGGCTTGAGTCGCCAAAATATGCGTTGAAGGCATCATTAAGAAATAGTTTAAATAATATTTCTGCGCCAGAATTTACATTTACGCTAGGCCATTTAATGGACAATCTGTCGCAAGTTGGCGGCTTTATTCATGCAATCCCGCGTGTTGTTCCTAATGAGTTTATTGCTGTTGATAAAACCGGAGTTTATTTAAATGATTGGCAAAATTGGAATGTTATAGATTTTGACTTTCTGGGCGAAGATGTAACATTTGAAAATGACGAAGAAACAAACCAGGAAGGGTTTTGGGGTATTGATGACTATGCGTCTAACTTTGTAACAAATGTAGAAAATGCATTGCAAACAAATTTTAGAAGTTATACAAGCGTAATTGAACCATTTGATGGCGGATTTATAAGTCCTAGAACAGAGTCAAGTGATTTTATAATTACGGACGATAACTGCGTAATTAAAACATCGCTACCAATTTATAGGATTTTATCATTAAAGGCCAGCATCAAGGGTATTACGGTTGATTTAACTGACTATATTGTTGAATATAATAAATATCAAACACTTTCTGCTTATTCTGCTGAAAAAGATAGCAAGGCGGTTAAGATTTATTATACAAAGGGTAGTAATATTATCAAAGGGCTTGAATTTGAGCCGGATGCAGCGTTGGACATTATTGAAGGCCTGTTTGATAATACCGCTATAAGAAATATAACCGGCGGATACGATGGTGCCATTAAAGACCTTGCATTTAACATTACTTATATTCCTTACCGAAACTTTAAAGCTAGACAATATAGAATGTTAATAACAAACAATGAAAATTCAACATTATTTTATAATCAACAGTCAAATGTAGTAGACATCGAGGCTTACGGCGAAAGCATAAAGGGTGCGTTATTGCGAACAGGGAACCCTGTTTATGTCGATACTTTTTATTTTAAAAGCTTTGAAAATATCCCTAATATTGGGATGGTAAGAAATGACGGATACTACATTTACGCAATAACAACCGAAATTTACAATAATTTATATAAATGCACCATCAAATTTAGTAAAGATTTCAATAAATTAAACGAATACACCGGCATTAAAAGTGATTACAGGCAATATGAAATTAGCGAAACAGAAAGTTCTAATAGAAACCCAGATTATGGCGAATTTTGTATTTTATCAATAGAGCCAGACACCAGATATTTAGAGGAGTCAACAGAGGAAGATGATAATGATGATTTGCTTACAGATGTTCAAGGGTATTTAAGCTGTTTAGGTTGGCAAGATTTCGCCATTACGCAAATGAGAAATAAACTAAACTTAATAAATGGTTCTGGCACGCAAGGCGAACGCCTATCATTTGCCTATATGGAAACATCGTCTATCGAATATGATAGCTTGGGCGAAGGGCACGAAATAACGCATAAGATATTGTTGCCGTTAAGCTGTTTTTCTTTTGGTAATAGCATATTGCTGCACTGTAAAGCTCAAGACAACTATGCTGCCGGAACATCCGTTGCAAATAAGGACGGCGCAAAAGCTCTTGAGGAATATGTCGAATATAGCGATTTTTATGGCACAATAGATAGTATGAAAGTTGCATTTGGTATAGGTTCGCCAATTAAGGATGATGACGGAACAATATTAAAAGATGTTCCAGCTTATAGTAAAAAATTATATGATTTTGATGCTTATTCATTAAATGAAGGTAATTTGGTGGCGGATTTTAGAAATTACCCTTTCTGGCTAGACAAAGACAGTCGCGAGGCTATCAGTTTTAGTTACCAACTGCATTTTGTTACAAACACACCACGCATACAAATCGGCAAATCTTTAAGCGAAATTTGGGGATTTGTTGGAGATACTGCATCCACATTAAAAGTTGTTGAATTTTACAAGATGCCCAACAAATTCAATAATAAGATAAGTGATTACAGCAGTTTTAAAGCGGCGCCTGAATATACAAACTTGGTTACACAGGACTTTATCTACAAGCGTTTACATATAAAAGCGCCGGAACGCAGCGATATATTCTGTGTTGGTTGGGGCGTAATTACAGACAGCGGCGATATTGTTTTTGCTGTTAAAGGTTATTACGATGTTTATTTTGAATTTAGACATAAAAACTAATTGAAAATCAAAACAAAATATGTTATAATCTGTTTTAGGTGGTGGACTATGTTAAAGAAAATTGGATTAACGCTTGTTTTGGTGTTGGGCATACATTCAATATTGCTTTTATCGGCATTTTGGATAGATTGTATTGCTGAAACTGGCGGTGCTGATGGCTTTGGTGTTTTTATAGTTTACTATGCTCCGTTTATTATATTTGCTTGCGTTAGTGTTGTAATCTTAATAAAACATCTATTTAAAAAGCAATAAGCATTTATTGTTATAATTAAGGGAAACATTTATTGTTTCCCTTTTTTATATAAAATCTAGTAATTTAAAAGGAGGAACAAATGGATATTATACTAGATGGACAAGGCGAAAAAGAATTAAGCCGCGGTTCAAATATTGTTCGGGGGCAACATGCATCCAAAACAATCGTTGTTAAATGGCTTAAAGGATGTTCGCCGGTAGAACAAAATAAGGTTCTACAAGAAAATTTTGTTGTAAGGGTGTGTATTACTAGACCAGACGGTCAGCAATCCGGGTGGCAAAAAGCACACAAAGTAGGCAATCAAAGGGCTTACTATTATCCATTACAGGAATGGGATACACTAGTAGACGGAAAGGCAAGTGTAAGCGTACAATGGTACGACAGCAGTATTGATGCGCTTGATGAAAACGGTGGTCCAAATCGCCCTATCGACTGCGTTTCCAAATGTGAATTTATTATTGACGACTGCGCCATTGCGCAACCAGTTGGTATTACAAGCGAAAATTACGACTCACTTATGGATGCACTTAAACCTATTGAAGAACAGGCGTTTAGGTACCACGATGCGACAAAAATTCCGGACCTTACATCTTATCAGTCAAATGGCAAGAAAGATGCGCCGGCGGTTTACTACAACGCCACAATGACTATTAGACAATACAATAGTACAACCAATAGCTTTGATGAAAAAAGCGCTATTGGTACACTGTTTGTTGGCGTAAAAGAGATTGACGCAGAAACCGACACAAGCGAACAAAGCGAAGTGTTTATTGTTGGCGACAAGGTTTATATGCGCTGTTTGACTATTGCTAACTATTATACAAACGAGCCAAATGTTGTAGAAAGTGGCAGCTTTTACGATTTAAGCCAAACAGTGCAGGATTATGTAAACTATCAAATTACAAATTATGGTTACGACAAGGCGTCAATAGATAAGTTGTTTGGCGACTTTGTTACCGGCTACCAAACTTATTTACAAGAATGGTACAATAAGCAAAAAACAGAATTTGACAACAATTTCGATGAATTGCAAGAAAATTTTGATAAAGAATTTGAAAATTTGAACAATCGCATGTCCACTGTTGAGCATGACAGCTTAATTAGAATTGCGGGCAATAACATTAGCGATGCAGATTTAATTAATAAGGTGCTAACCTTGCCAGATGGTTTATATATTGTAAATACCGAACAATTTGGCGATGAAATTATAATTATTACACAAGACAATGAATTAATTGCAAGATATACCGCAACCGGTGCATCATATCAGCTAGATAAAGAGATTATGGACTGGGAAATGTCTGCCGGCGGTGGCGGCGGAGGCGGTGGCGGCGGAACTGGTAGCAGCGTTAGATTAACCGCACTTTCTGGTTTACAAATAACCACAGCGGTCGGTGCTGAAACCTTGTTGACATTTAACTTTAAATCAAGCATACCAGGAAAAGGAACCGCTAAATACTTTGTGAACGATGTTTTAAAGGCAACAACGGTTATAAATCAAGGAAATAATAGCTTTGATGCAACCAATTATATTGCAAATGGCTCGACAAATATCAAAGTTACAGTAACAGACACTGCTGGTTCGTCTGCAACGCTAGAATATATTGTTGAAGGTGTAGAGCTTAAAATTACATCCGCCTTTGACGATGCTCAAGCGTACACAGGCAATATTGAATATCGATACTTAATAAGTGGCGATGTTCCTAAAACTGTGCATTTTGTTATAGACGGTGTGGAACAAGACCCTATAACAATAGAGTCAACAAGACAACAAACCTATACAATACCGGCATTAAGCCACGGATTGCATACTTTTAGCGTCTATGCAGAGGCAGAAATTAATGGATTGCTATTGCCTAGTAACGAGTTGACATACAATTTAATAGCTTACGAAAGCGGGAATGGCGAAGTTATAATTGCAAGCAAATTTAACCAAGAAACCGCCACCGAAGGCGAAATTGTGGCTGTTGATTATATTGTATATGACCCATCAAACGCAAATACATCTGTTGAATTATTAATTAATGACGCATCAGCGCAAACATTAACCGTTAATAGAACCAAGCAATATTGGTATATTAGAAACTTAAATGTCGGCGAAAACAAGCTTACAATTAAGTGTGGCGAAAAATCGATTGATTTTAAAATTGATATTGCAGAAAGCGACTTTAATATTGCCGCCGTTACGGAAGGTTTGGAGCTTTATCTTACTGCTGATGGGAAAAGCAACAGCTCAACCGACAGGGAAAATTGGGGCTATGGCGACTGCAAAGCAGAATTTAGTAATCTAAACTGGTCCACTAACGGCTGGATGGATGACAAAGGCGATGGAACAGGTAATCCTATTTTACGACTTAATGGCGCTGCGCAAGTTACAATTCCATTTAAGATATTTGAAAAAGATTTTAGAACTTACGGAAAAACAATCGAATTTGAATTTATGGCAAAGGATGTCGCAACTATCGACACCATAGCAATCGTTTCTTATACCGACAATAAAGGTATTAAGTTAAAAATGAACGAGGCATTAATTCAAAGTGAGCAATCATCTGTAAATGCAAAATATAAAGATGATGAAAAAATAAGGCTCTCATTTGTTATTGATAGCAAGGATGATTTACGATTGATTAGAACATTTGTCAATGGTGTATTAAGTGGTGCAACACAATATCCAGCAAATGACAACTTCCAACAAACAAATCCAGTAGGTATTACGATTAATCCAGATGGCGGAAGTATAGATATTTACAATATAAGAATTTACGACACGGCTTTACATGATGTCGATGTTTTACATAATTATATTGCTGACTATACATCTGTTGAACCAGGCAACCGAATAACAGAACAAATGGACCTTTACAACAAAAACGATATATACGATGCAAATGGAAATGTCGTTTATACAAAAGTTAAAGGCAAAATTCCAACAGTTGTTATAACTGGTACACTTCCATCGGTAAAGGGCGACAAAAAAACCTGTACTGTTTCTTATGAAAATCCACTAAACATTAGCAGAAACTTTGAAACAACCGCCACCGTGGATGTGCAAGGAACATCATCGCAAGGTTATCCACGCAAAAACTGGAAAATTAAACTTCCAAATGAGATTGATTTCTTTGGCAATGGGCTAAAAGAAGATACATACACCATCAAAGTCAACTATATGGAGTCGGGAAACCGTAACAATACCGGTATAGCAAACTTTATACATGGCGCAAATGGACAAATCTATGCTGAAAAAGTTCCGCCGCAAGAAAATAATGCAAATATTAGAACTGTTATTGATGGCGAAGATATTATACTTTTCCACAAAGCAACAGCGTCAAGCACTCCAAAATTCTATGCAATAGGCCAATTTAATAACGATAAAGGCAACGCCAATACGCTAGGATTAACTAACGAATATCCAAATGCAGAAAGCTGGGAATTTAAAGACAATGACGAACCTTTGTGTTTATTTAAGAGCAATGATTTTAGCAGAAATGCAAACGCCTTTGAAGCTAGATACCCAGACAAAAACACAGATTATACACAAATTGATGCTTTGGTTGATTGGGTTTATTCAACCACTGGCGATGTGGATAAATTTAAAACAGAATTTGAACAACACTTTAATTTACATTATACATTAATGTACTATGTATTAACAGAAGTGTTTGGAATGGTCGACAGCCGCGCAAAAAATATGTTCCTAAATACCTGGGATGGCGCGATTTGGTACCCAGTATTTTACGATATGGACACTGCGCTTGGATTAAACAACGAAGGTGTGAATGTTTTTGACCCGGATATTGAATATAACGACAAAATTGGTTCACAAAATGTCTATAATGGCTCAACTTCTGTATTGTGGAACAACTTTAAAGCAGCTTTTGCTGATGAAATTAAAGAATTGTACACACAATTAAGAAGTGATGGAAAATTGACTGCCGGCGAAATATTAAGCGCCCTTGATGCAGTAACAAGCAACTTTTCAAAAGCACTATATAATGCTGATGCGCAAAGCAAGTACATTGACCCGCTTATCGAAAATGGCGATGCTACATACTTATATTGCGCTCAAGGCGACAGGCGCGAACATTTTAAATTGTGGATTGATAGACGACTTAAATACCTTGACTCCAAATACTACGCCAGCGAATATGCTGACGACTATGTAATGATGCGTATTTACAGTCCTAGCGACACAACTACCACAAGTGCAGTAGCGTTTAATGGTGCATTTACGCTAAAAAGCTTTATACCAATTTATTTTGGCGTTCGATACGGTGCTAATGGCGAACTATTCCAGGTTAGAGCAAAAGCCGAAACCAGCACAACGGTTAAAGCAACAACTAGCATTGACCTAAACGACAAGGAAACATATATTTATGGCGCGTCTAAAATCAAAGATTTAGGCGATTTGGCGTCTAAATATGTCGGTACATTGGATGTTTCAAAAGCAACGCAATTAACAAAACTTGTTGTTGGTAGCAGCAAGACAAAATATTCAAATACAAACCTTATCGAATTAAAGATTGGCAACAACAATAAGCTTAACCACCTAGATATAAGAAATTGCCCAAGCTTAACACAAGCGATTGACTTGTCTGGTTGTGATAACATACAAGAAGTTTACGCAACCGGCACATCAATACCTTCGGTAACTTTGGCTGATGGTGGTAACTTACGAGTTATCACATTGCCAGCAACAATTACTAACTTAACATTGAAAAATCAACCATTAATCGAAACGATTACAATGGCCGGCTACACAAATGTTTCTACATTGGTAGTTGAAAATTGTAACGAAAAGGTTGACCCTATTATTACAAACATCGTACAAAACAGCACAGCACTTGCAAGAATAAGATTAATTAATATTGATTGGAATTTGACAGATAAAACATTCCTTGAAAAACTAATGCAATGTGGCGGTATTGACGAAAACAACAACAATACCGATAAAGCCATCGTTACCGGTAAAGTGTATGTTGGTTCGATTGGGCAAAGCGATATTAATAGAATTAAAGCTTATTTCCCTAACCTAACATTAACCTACGGAACGCTAATTGAACAATTTAATGTAACATTCACTAACTGGGATGGAACCGTGCTTGATGTTCAAGCGGTTGATAAAGGTGGTGCGGCGGTTGACCCTATAACAAGAAAAGACAACCCTATTGCAACACCAATAAGAGAAAGAGATGCGCAATACACCTATACTTATAGTGGATGGGGTAGTATTTTAACTGGCGTTTACACCGATAGAACTATTGTTGCGCAATATTCAACAACTATTAACTCATACACCGTTAATTTCTACAACAACAGTAGCGGTACAGCAGAATTGTTATACACCCAAACAGTTGATTATGGTTCAGCTGCTAAATATACAGGCGATAGACCGGTTTATCAAGGAACTGGCGAAGGAACCTATTTATTTGGCGGTTGGAGTCCAAGTGTTCAAGTTATAACAGGTAATACTGACGCCTATGCAATATTTAACGAAATGGTAGTGCCAGAAACCGTTAAAACACTTGGAGAATGTACTCCGGCTGAAATTAAAGCTATTAGTATGCTTGGAACTAAAAACGATAGCAATCAATGGACCGTTGGCGATAATGTATGGTTTGAAGTTGGCGACACAAAAACAATCAATTTGCTTAACGGCGAAACATTAACACTACAAATTGCTGACTTTAATCACGATGTTGATGCTAGTGGAAACTTAATACCAATCACATTCGTAACAAAAGAATTGTTAAAAGACGGCAAAGCCATGAACTCTAGCGGTTCAAATGCTGGTGGTTGGGCAAACAGTCAAATGTATACCTATATTCAAGGAACTGTTTGGGAATGGATACCAGACGAATGGAAAGTTATTATTACTCCAGCTGTAAAAAAATCCACAGAAGGCAGTAAGAGTACAAATATTTTAACATCTACCGATAATTTATTCCTACTATCTTACAGCGAAGTTGGATTTGGAACGGCGGCTCCATACGGCGATGAAGGTACTAAATACCCAATATTTACCAACGATACAAGCAGAAAGAAATACAAGGTTGGTTCAAGCAGCGCGACCGGCTGG